TCATCCTTAATCAACAGGACGGTCTGTCTCAGGGTGAGTTCGATGAGTGCGTCAAGATGGTGGAGTGTTTGGAAAAGTCGGGTGAGGAGCCTGATGAGCAATGGCTTGTTGATCAGACTGAGAAGTTCTGCAAGGACAAGGCTGTCTACAACGCGCTGATGGAGTCTGTCGAACTCCTAGATGAGAAGAAGGCAAAGGGTCGATCAAAAAATGCAATCCCCGAGATCCTGACCAAGGCTCTCAGCGTATCTTTCGATGAGCATATCGGACACGACTTTATCGAAGACGCAGAGAAACGCTATGACTTCTACCATCGCGTGGAGAAGAAGACGGCGTTTGACCTTGACTATTTCAACAAGATCACCAACGGCGGGGTGCCTGACAAGACTCTCAATGTCATTCTAGCGGGTACTGGCGTGGGCAAGTCGCTGTTCATGTGCCACCATGCCGCAAATTGCCTGACCCAAAGCAAGAATGTGCTGTACATCACATGCGAGATGGCTGAGGAGAGAATCGCAGAACGAATCGATGCCAACCTGATGGACATCACGCTTGACGATCTCAAGAAGTTGCCGATGGAAATCTATGCCAAGCGTCTTGCCAAGGTGACCATGGGCATCACGGGAAAACTCCTGATCAAGGAGTACCCCACCGCATCCGCTAATGTCAACCACTTCCGTCACCTGTTGGACGAACTTCGACTGAAGAAGAACTTCAAGCCCGATGTCATCTTCATCGACTACCTCAACATCTGTGCATCATCCCGCTTCAAGGCAAACGGAAATGTCAACTCGTACACCTATGTGAAGGCAATTGCCGAGGAACTTCGTGGCTTGGCTGTGGAGATCGGTGTTCCGATCTTTACTGCAACACAGACCAACCGTTCGGGCTTTGGCAACACCGATGTCGAACTCACGGATACATCGGAGTCATTCGGTCTTCCCGCAACCGCAGACTTCATGTTCGCACTCATTGCTACCGAGCAGTTGGATGAGTTGGGACAGGTGATGGTGAAGCAGTTGAAAAATCGATACAACGATGTCGCCACGAACCGTAAGTTCGTGATTGGCATCGACCGTGCAAAGATGAAGTTGTTTGATGTGGATGAATCTCAGCAGCAGTTGATTCAAGGCAACGCTGCCGAAGACCAAGACGATGAAGACAATGGTCACGCGCACGGGGGCGGGGGCGCGTACAGGCGCACGGGCGGGTACGGGCGCGAGAAACCCGCCATAAAGGGTTGGTCTTAATCTACGGGCGGGTGCCTGATAGTGGTAAAAGGTGGTGACTTATAATCGCCCTCATGCGGGTTCGACTCCCGCCCCGCCTATTCGACATATGCCTAAATAACCGCACAGGAGACTCCCTATGCTGTCATTTAAGCAAATGCTCCCCCTCATGGAGCAAACTGAGCAGAACAAGCACCTAGATCACATCGAAGATCTCATGCTTCTTCGTGGCGGCAGCGGTTTGGATAATGCCATCGCCTTCATGAAGGACATTGTTCAGAGCCTCAAGACAGGCAGCACAACAATGGGAATGTCCACCAAGTGGGATGGCAAGCCTGCTGTCATCTGTGGTATCAATCCCGAGAACAAGAAGTTCTTCGTCGCCATCAAGGGTGTCTTTGGAAAGCAAGTCCAAAAGGTCTTTCATACCGAGCAAGAGATTCGCAAGGGATTCGACATCAAGGACTTGGCTGACAAGTTGGTCGAATGCTTAAAGCATCTTCCAAAGATCGGAATCAAGACGGTGCTACAGGGAGACCTGATGTTCACCGCAGACGGCAAGAAGAACCTCACGATTGGTGGCAAGCCACACATCGGCTTCCAACCAAATACGATTCTTTACACCGTTCCGACTGAGAGCGAGATCGGTAAGCGCATCGCCGCCGCAAAGATTGGAATCACATTCCATACCGAATACTCAGGCAAGACTCTTGCCGATCTGAAGGCAACCACCTTCAATTTCAACGCTAGCAAACTCAAGCAGAATCCCGATGTTTGGTTCACCGATCCAAACATCTACGACCTCACCCCTGCCCTTATGAAGGGTGGAGAAGGCGATATGGCTCTCAGGGGTATTGCCGAGTGCGAAGCCCTAGCGAAGACGGTGAAGCCCTTCCTGAAGCCCCTGCTTGCCCGTAAAGACCTCATGCCGCTGATGCTTCCCTACATCAACAGCACGATCAATGGTGGTCTGACCAGTTTCAGCGCAAATGGTCTGAAACTGTATGTTAAGACTAAGTTGGAAAAGGAACTAAATAAGTTGAAGACCGAGAAGGGTAGACAGGCGAAGGAAGCCGCCATGAATGACATTCTCGCGTTCATCGATGCTTATGAGAGTCAATTCACCGCCATGTTTGAGTTACACAACAAGATCGCCAAAGTCAAGGAAATGATTCTTGGAAAGATGTATGCGGTATCGGCTCTTGGTCACTTCTTCGTAGATGCTGACGGCATTCGTCCCACAGATCCCGAGGGAATCGTAATCGTTCGCACGGGCACGGCAGTCAAGTTGGTCAATCGTTTGCGCTTCAGCAGACAGAATAGAAAGGTAAACGAGTCGTGAAGAACTTTGCACAGCACATCACGGAAGCACCGAAGAAGGACACGGTTGTCATTGCATTCGGTCGCATGAACCCACCGACAATCGGTCACGGTGTTCTCGTTGACAAGGTTCTTTCTGAGGCATCAAAGCGCAATGCTGATCACTTTATCTTTGCATCCGTATCTCAGGATCCAAAGAAGAACCCGCTGACTCACAAGCAAAAGGTTGAGTATCTGAAGAAGTTCTTCCCGAAGGCGAAGTTCCCCCTGAACAAGGCGGGAGATCCATACTCTGCCGTTCTGCATGTGTGTGATTTGGGCTACAAGAACATCATCATGGTCGCGGGTAGCGATCAGGTCGAAAACTTCAAGAACATCGCCAAGTACAAGGGCAGAACTGCCGAGCGCGATCCTAAGAAGCGCAAGTATTCATTCGATACATTTGAGGTAGTTCAGGCGGGTGAAGCCCGTGATGATGATGCACAGGGCGTTCAGGGAATGTCCGCATCCAAGATGAGAGCGGCAGCATTCGATGGAGACTTCAAGAAGTTCTCTACGGGCATCGCAGGAAACGATGTTGCTATCAAGAAGAAGATGTACAACGATGTCCGCAAGGGCATGAATCTCAAGGAAGAGTATATCTTTGAAGCAAAGGACGGGGAAGACAAGGTTACCATCCTTGCTCTCACATCTTCCGAGAAGGATCTCAGCGACACGATTGAAAAGATGGAAGCCATCTGCAAGCGGCGCAAGATTGAGTTCTATGCCGTAAAGACAAGCAAGGCTCAGGTCGAAATCTCCAATGTCGCCTCCAAGACTATCAAGATCAAGAACTATGACGGCGAGGGCAAGGATGCCGTTGTCAATCCTGCCAACACCGTTGCAATCGTTCGCGGTGGTGTGATGAACAGCGAGATCGGTGTTGCGATCATGACAATCCTACAGAACAACGGGGTGTTCATGGTCAACGAGCGCGGGGGAATGGAACTCTGCGCCAACAAGTTGGAGACGGCAATCGCCCTCAAGAAGCATGAGTTGCCGCACCCCCGCACCGCTTTCGTTGCCAACGAGGAGAACATCGAATCTGCCGTAAAGGAAGTCGGCGGCAAGTTCCCCATCATTTGCAAGACACTCACGGGCGCGGAAGGCATCGGCGTTTCCAAGATCGAAAGCATGGAAAGCCTCAAATCCGTGCTACAGACACTATGGAAGTATGGTGCAGAAGTCATCCTTCAGGAGTTCCTGCCAAACTTCAAGAACGATGTCCGTAGCATCGTTCTCAACGGAAAGATCTTTGCGTGTGCCAAGCGCGACAAGGCACCAAAAGACTTCCGCACGAACATCGCCCGTGGTTCAAAGGGCGGGTCTTTCCAACTTTCTGACGAGGAAATAAAGTTGGTGGAGCGGGCCGCAAGGGTTAGTAAGTGCTACTATGTCGGAATCGACCATGTCATTAACGATGGCAAGCCGTACATCATTGAGATGAACGCTAGCCCTGGTAGCGGAAACATCTATTACCGCTACTACGAGGATGGCAAGGGTAAGGACAATGTCAAGGGCGAGGAACTGGTCGAAGACTTTGTTGACTACATCCTCAACAAGGCACATTGGAAACTGTTCTCCAATCTAGCCGTGCGTGAACAAGTGAAGATCGATGGTGTGGAATACACAGCCAAGATCGACACAGGCAACAGCGGCTACAACATGATCCATGCCGAAGACATCAAAGACAATGGTGACCATACTGTCACCTTCAGGCTCCCAAACGGCAAGAAGGTGACAAAACAGATCACTAGCCGCATCACGGTGAAGAGTGGCATCGGTGAAAAGAAGCGTCTTGTGGTTCTCATGGACATTGAGTTCCACGGCAAGAAATACGCGAACATTAAGTTCAGTCTCGGTGATCGCAGCCACATGTCCACGAAGGTTCTGATTGGCTTGCAGTTCCTCAGCAAGACGGGAATGGTCGTGGATCCCGCAGAGGCAATCTATCCACAGCCCGATGTCAACTCCAAGCGCAAGGGCGACGAGGAAGAAGAAGAAGAACTGTCGGAGATGGCAACTAAGGATGCTGCCAAGGCGGTGGTCGAACTCATCAAGACCCCCGCAGTCAGCGCAAAGTTGTTCACACTAGCCAACAAGAAAAAGACACTCCCACCTGAAGAGTTCAAGAAAGAAGTGCAAAAGACCAAGACCGAAATCTTGGTTCAGGCACACAAGGCTACTGTATCGGGGATGACTCTTACTGCGTTTGCTACCGACAACAAGGTGGGCAAGATCATCGTGAAGTTGATGGACAAGTTGTTCGTTAGCGGTGGAGTTGATGTAAGCACATACCTTTCAAAGGCTGCATCTATTCTCTATCCGATGCTTCATGTCTTGGGCATGGGCGATGACATGGAGGGCAATCCACTCAT